CCCAATAAAAACTGGCCCTGGTCCGGGGTGCGATCTCTCCATATTGACGTGTCATACCTTCCTGAAGCGCGCGAACGCCCCAGGATTGCTGTTTGGTCAAAACGACTTTGGAGCTGCCATATCGACAGTATAAGCCGTAGAAGTCTTGGAATACGGGGATACCCCCAGCTAAAGCCATGCCTCCTTTTCCAACTGCATCTAGCCATCCACGGAAATGGTCGGCATTGAAAGAAGGTTTTAAAACTGGCTCTAACCAGGCTGTATCTTTGGCGATTGCGTTCTTTGGGTGTCGCACCATGATATAATCATCAGGTGCTGGACCTACCCAAACTGGGTGCGTCTGACAAAACTCAATTTGCTCGAACGTATAACACGGTACTTCTGCGACCATGTTAAAACCCATTTTGACAAACCACTTATCTAATCCTTTGGTGAATATTGCTAGATCCTCATTTTCCATGAAAACCACGCAATCATCACCATTGTTAGCTAAAGCGATTTTGACACCTATGCTGGATGCATAGGCTCGTATCATTGAACACATAAGGACACAGTTACCAAGCCCGGTGTTTGGAACACCTGACAGCCTAGACCCTGTGACAGAGTATTTAATTCGTCCAGTATCACAATACCCAACACATTTCGCAGCAACCTGAGCGCTGAGCAGTTTGTTCAACTGCTTTTTGTGCTTCTTGGTTTTGAAACATGCTCGGTAGATACCGAATTCCCAGAACAATGCATCTTGTGACACATGCTGGTCAAATCTCTTCGCGTCTAATCCTAATGCAACCGGGTTTTTGAACATTCCCCATTTTTCATACAGTAATTTCCCAGACCTAGCTGAGTTCATTCCCTTGAATACCGTGGGGTGATCAAATAACCTACCTAAGGCTTTTAATACTCTACACTCTATTGCCTTAATGTACCGCCCAACTTCTAAATTGTAGCGTGCTGAGAAGGGGGAAACAACACGCGCCACTGGGTCCGCCTTAGCCGAGAAATTGGTCTTCTCGTACTTAGTGAACACACGCGCCGTAATATCTTTTAAGCATATACCACCATCCCGTAGTAGCGATGCGAAAGCCAATTCATACGTTCTCCTTTTGTGGCCCCGGTATTTGTCGACGAATTCACGTCTGGTCATCGGAGCGGCAGAGGGGAGGATTTCTGAAAGTTCCTTGAAGACAGATTTCAAGGTGCTGGCGAAATATCCAGGCGCAGGGACGGGGGGTGTTTCGAAACCGTTCTCTGTTTTAA